ATGGCGTCGCCATCTATCAGGCAAGCTTTGCCGACGGCGGCACCCGCCTGACGCTGCGCGGCTGGAATCTGTTTGCCCCCACGGCATCCGCCTTCCCCCTTGAGGGCACGGTGTACCAAAACGCCACCCTGACCAGCGAAGCGGGGGAGCACATGATCGAATTCATCGATTTCCGCCCGTTCAACATCGAAAACATGGGCGGCGACATCGTGGAGACCGGCAGCACCATGAGCGTGCTTGGCGGCAGTCCGGTGAGCGACAACCGGCACCTGCGCAACGTCGGCCCGAGCTTCCAGTACAAGCTGCGCGACGCGCGCGGCCAGGCGCGCGAGTTCTCCAACTACATGCTGCCGCTGGAACTCGACGGCCGCTGGTACATGATGTCAGGCGTGCGCGACACGCCGAACGAGGACTTCCGCTACCTGCGCATGCCGCTCGATGCCGCGGGCGAGATCGACAGCTTCATGCGCTTGCGCGGTGCGCTGCTGAATGCTGAATTGCGCCCCGAAATCGCCGCGCGCTTTGCCCGCCAGGCCTTGCCGCAGGAGGCCTGGGGCACGGAAATCGAGGACAAGCTGAAGTTCAGCGCCAGCCAGATGCTGGCGCTGTTTGCCGAAGGCGGCTTTCAGTCGCTGGGGCGGTTTATCGAGGACAACATCCCCGAGGCCGAGCGCGAAAAGGCAGTGGGCACCTATTTGCGCATCCTCGAGCTCGCCGCGTTCGAGGCGCTGCAACTTGCCAACCAGCAGGCCGGTCTGCCCGCCCCCCTGGCTGACGATGCTTCCGGCTGGCTGGTGCGCGACACCCTCAACAGCATCAGCGACATGTTCGTCTATGGTGCGCCGGTCTATCTGCAGCTGATGTTGACGGGGGGTGAGATAAATACACAGGGTGAGGTGAGATAAATGGGATTTGGCGAAATAAAACGAACCTAGACGGGATAGCGGAATAAAACGGCGTCCCATAGGGTGATACTAACAAAAGCGAAAAATCAGGGGCGGGCGGCCTGCGCCAGGTAGTCTGAAATCTCGGCCAAGATGTTGCGGCTGTCCTGGTCCGAGATTCCCAAAAATGGCCGGGCTGGGATGTCACCCCACAGGTTGGGGAATTCGGATTTTTTTCCACCGAATTGCTGCATGGCACCATAGATCATGGTGCTGCCTACGGCCAGCGTGCCGCCTTCGATGCCGTAATGAATCTGGCGCGACAAATCGCTGGTCTCGCCGATCAGCGGCTTTTTGCCAGCAGCGCGGCCGGCGCCGGTTTTGGTCAGCTTGCCGTCGCGCTTGCTGAACGCCCCTTTATATTTACCCAGATAGCGCATCAGCGTGGTTTCGGAGTTCTTCGCCCAGGGCGTGCCGTCCGGGGCGGTCGAGGTGCCGAAGCGCTGCTTGGTTGAATCGACCAGCAGCTCGCCGATCTGCGCCAGCACCGGGCGGGGATTCTTGGCGCTGGCCACCAGGCGGGTGAAAGCCTGGCGCATTTCGTGGTCATCGACCTGAATGCTGATCATTAAAACAGTCCCTCCATCACATTCGGCTGGTAATTGGTGATCACCAGCTCGCGGCTTTCGGTCGGCTGGCCGTGGGCGTTGGCCACACTATATTTAATGCCGAGGTCGTGCATGACCAGACCATCGAAAACTGCCCGGATATCTGGGTGATCGTTGATAGACACCATCATCTTTCCCTTGGTGGCTCGCATCGCGGCCGCCAGCAGCTCATATTGTTCCCAGGGAAACGGCACGCCATAGCCTTCGGTTTCCCAGTACGGCGGATCCGCATAAAAGAAGGTGTGGGCGCGGTCGTATTTCTTCAGGCACACATCCCAGGCCAGCTGCTCTACGTTGGTACCGGACAGCCGCAGGTGAGCGGCCGACAGATTTTCCTCGATCCGGCACAGGTTGATCATCGGCGCCGTCGTCGCGGTACCGAAATTCTGGCCGGAAACCTTTCCGCCGAAAGCGTGGTGCTGCAGGTAGAAAAACCGCGCCGCGCGCTGGATGTCGGTCAGCGTTTCCGGCTCCGTCATCTGGTGCCACTTGAAAATCTGGCGCGAGCTGATCGCCCATTTGAACTGCCGGACGAACTCCTCGAGGTGGTGCTGCACCACCCGATACAGGTTCACCAGATCGCCGTTGACGTCGTTAAGCGCCTCAACCGGCGCAGGCTGGCGCATGAAATAGAGCGCCGCGCCGCCGCAGAAAAGCTCGACATAGCACTCGTGCTGTGGAAACAGCGGGATCAGACGGTCGGCCAAACGACGTTTGCCACCAAGCCACGGAATCATTGGATTTGCCTGCATTTGCTGCCTTTCTCGCGTTGAGTTAATCCGGTAGACTGCCCCGGCCACGCGCGTGGTGGGGGAGCCCTGGGTCAATCTCGCAAGCAGTCTGCGGGTGCGGTGGTCAGCATCGTGGTGGAACACACGGCTGGTCGCTTCCTCTTTCCTCACCTCATCGGTCCTACATACCAAGGTCTTTCCTCAGTGCATCGGCCAAGGGCTTGGGCAAATCTGGCAATTTTTCTGAAAGTGCGCGGCGCAGCTGGTCGACGGTGGTGGCGCCGGGCATGTAATCCCAGCCTTTATCGATGCCTTTCGGGCGGCCGTCCGGTTCTGTGCCATCGTCCGGCGCGTCCTCGATACGCCCTCCCAACCGCTCGGCCGTTTTGCGGGTAGCTCCGATCACGTAGCACTGGCACCCCCAACCGTTGGGCGGATAGTGGGTCTGCCACCAGGAATCGTCTGCCGGCAGGGTGAGGCCGTTCCAGTCCTTATGCAGCTTGCGCGGGCGGGCCACGCTGTCGCTGTGGCGGTAGATCCAGTGGGTGAAATTGCCGGATTTGAGCTGCACTAGGCGGCCTGCCGAATAGCTGCTGGTCATGTTCGTGCGATAGATGGTGCGGGTGCGCCAGTTGTATTCGCCTTTGTAGCTCCAGCCGTGCTTTTCGACGATCTGGTCGAAGTTCTTGCGAAACGCCTCGATTCCGGTGCCTTCGCTGATCGCCTGGTCAACCGCGCCGGCCAGATCCGCCAGCAGATCGAGCTTCATCGCGCCGGCCACCATGAACCCGGTGTCGTGGGCGGATTTCTGCACGTCCAGCCATGATTCGGTGGGGATCAGGTTGCCGAGCTTGCCGCGAAAGAACGCGACCTGCTCGGCAAAGGGGCGCTTGAAGATGGCTGTGATGCCCATTTTATAAAGCGTCTACGGCCTTTTGAATACGTGGCACGGCGCGGTCGAAGTGCTCACGGTCAAGTTCGATGCCGATGAACTGGCGTCCCATTTTGACCGCAGCCTCGCCGAACGCCGCGCTGCCCATGAACGGGTCGAGCACGATTTCACCGGGCTGGCTGTGCAGGCGGATGAAGTGTTCGCCAAGCCGCACGGGCTTTTCGGTTGGGTGCTGCGATGAACGGGGGATGATCTTGCCGATGCGGTCGGGCGTACAGGCGCAGCCGCGTAGGATGTTCTCGATCTTCTTGGTGGTGTCGTACCACTTCGCCTTGCCGCTGCCGCGCTTTTCGGCGACCAGCACGAATTCATAGCTGCGGCGGTAATGCCAGCCCATGCCGATCTTGCCTTTGTCCCACACCACAGCCTGCTTGAACTTGAATATTTCGTCCATCCACAGGCTCCAGCGCGCGAATAGCGGGTCGGGGCCGCCGCCGCCGCAGCAGCAGCAGCAGCAGCAGCCAGGAGTTTTTAGCAGCCGCTGCGCCTGCACAAGCATATTTCTGAAAAGCGGGTCGGCTTCTGCGCCGTCGTTCAGAATCGGGCGCGGCGCAGCGCCTTTTTTGGCGGGCCTGCCGAGCGCCTTCTCCCGGTTTGAAATGAGGTCGCCGTTGTTGTTGTTGTGGCCGTAGGGCGGATCGGTGAGCACCATGTCCACCGATGCCTCGGGCAGCGCGGCCATAATTTCCAGGGAATTCCCGTGGTAAAGCGTGGCCGGGCCGATTACTACTTTTTCAAAGCTCATGGTGTCTCCGGCAGCATCCCGTGGCTCACCGCCACGTCATACCGCCCCGTCAGGTTCGCAATCCCCAACCCGGTCGCCATCACGTCGGCCATCTTGCTGCTGTCCAGTTCGCCGTAGGCGTCGAGCAGCCAGTCGCGCAGCTGCTCCAGGCTGTCGGCTTTTTCCGCCAGTGAGCGGACATGCTCGAGCATGTCCTTCAGGGCGGGGGCGGCGGCGGATTCGACGACGTCGGCGAGTTGGTTGGTGTCGCTGGGCGTCACGTCGGCCAGCGGAGTGAACTTCAGCGCGGCCTTTGCGGGTTCTGGCTCCGCTACGCGCGGCACAGTCTGCGCGGAAGAATTGCCGGCGGTCAGCACTTTTTCACCGTCGACAGCCTCCGGAATGCCGAGCTTTTCGTGCGCCCACTTCAACGGAATATCAGTCATTCCGGCGCCGACCAGCTTCGGCAGGCTTTCTGCGAACACGCCCAGATCCTCCACGTCGCGGAAATCGAACACCAGGCGCGGGCAGCGGCGAATGTCGCCCAGGCCCTTGTTGACAGCCAGAATCGGGTAGATCAGGTCGCGCGTCAGCGTGCCCTGCAGCTGGCGGGCGTCTGATTTCAGCAGATCCTTGCGCACTTCGTTGTCGACTTCAGACCCTGCCAGCGAACCCTTGCTGGCGCTGTCGTGGCCCACGTTCTGGCCGAGAATCGCCTTGGAAACCGAGCGCTCGCACCAGTCGATCATCGCCATGAACGGGTCGTGCTGGCCCTTCGCGGCTTCCTGGAACTCGATCAGCATGCCTTCCGGGATGATGCCGGCGGCCGCGTGGCCGATGTTCACCACTGCATTAAGTAGTGTGCGGCGTTCGTCCTGGGTGGCGTTGGCCGGGTATTTGCCCAGGCGCAGCGGCAGGCCGTAGATTTCCAGGAATTCCGCCATGTCGCGGGCCGCGTAATTGCGGAACAGGTAAGGCCACACCAGCACGCGGAACAGGCCGGACCGCGCGATGTAGCCGCTGCGGCTCTTGTGCTGGTGCATGATCCAGCCGAACGGGTTGAGCGGTTCGCCGTCCATGCTGGTTCCCTTCAGGCGGATCTGCGATCGCGTCGCCTGGTCGACCGTGAACCACGCCTGCGGCCGGTGCTCGATCTTGTCCGGCAACACCTCGCCGTCGATCTTGCCCCACGTCATCTCAAGGCACGAAAACCCGTGACCGATCGCGGTTAAGGCGCCGAGGATCACGTCCTCGAGGTCGGCAATCGAATCCAGCCGCTCCTTGGCATACTCGGCCAGCGCCTTTTCCGCCGCGCTGGCGTTGGGCGGCGGGTCGATGCGCCAGTCGATCGTCAGCAGCCCGCGCTTCCTCTTGCTCATGTCGGCAAAAATCTGGGTGTCGCGCTCCTCCATGTCCTCGAACAGGTCCGACTGCGCCGTCAGGTCGCCCTGCTCGGCGCTGGTCATAATGCTGTGCAGGCGCTGCGGCGTGAGTCCGCGCGCCGGGTGGTCGGCAAACTCCTGATGCAGCGACGCCATCCGCGCCGTCTGCGGCTCCGCCAGGGTCTTGCGCTCGATCGGGTTGCCCCGTGCGTCCAGTATTGCCATGTGTCCTCCTACCAGCCCGCTTTCGCGTGGCGGTCAATGTCATCGTCCGAGTCGCTGTCCCAGCGGGTGGACTTGGCGGGGCCGGGGGTAAAGGCGTAATCCGTCGCCGGGGTGGCCGCCGCATCGATCGCCAGGAATCCCGCCCAGGTGCGGTCGGCGTGGCCGGTGCTGTCGGAATCCGCGACGAATCGCGGCACGCCGGTGGGGCCGGTCAGCTTTTGCAGCTTGTGCAGGTCGGCGCGCAGCGCGGCGTCGCCCAGCGGGATGCGCAGCTTCTTGTCCTCGAACGCTTCCTTGCCCACCGTGGCCAGCTGCAGCTTGGCGGCGGAGGTGAACAGCACGCCCTGCACGCGGGTGCTGCCGTGGCGGCGCTTGGCGTCTTCGACCGGCTTTTCGCCCATGCCGGTCTGGTCGATCTGGCAGCGGATCACCCGGTATTGCTTGAACACCTGGTCCAGCAGGAAGTCCTGCTCGGCAAAGGTGATGCGCCGGCGCGCGATGATCTCGCGCGTCCACAGCACGTCGCCCACCTGCTCGATCACCCAGATCACGAACAGGTCGTTTCTGGCCGCGATGTCCACGCCCACATAGCACGGCCCGCCGTTGTAATGCTCTGGCATCCCGGCCTTGTCGTGCTCCACGCCGTTGATCAGGTCGAACGAAATCCAGGCGCTCGCCTCGTCCAGCCACTTCAGCTCGTATTCCTGCATCCAGGCGTCGTCGTCGCCCAGCGCCCGGCGCAGCATCTCGATGTCGCGCGGCAGGCCGTCCTTTACCGCCTGGTAGATGTCCACCGTGTGCTTCGACCAGATCGGGTCGTCGCCGGTCATGATGTCGTAGAACTTGTTGCCCTTGCCGTTGGGTGTGCTGGTGATGCGCAGCTTGTGGCCGGCCGAAATCACCGGAAACAGCGCCGTCCAGATCTTGCGGCTGTCGGCGTGGAAGGCGAATTCGTCGAGGAACACATTGGCCGAAAAGCCCCGCGCCGTGTCGGGATTCGCAGGCAGTGCCGTGATCTTGCTGCCGTTCGGCAGCACCACGTCCAGCATGGTGTAGAGCGTGCCATCGCTGCCGCGATAGCCCGATTCGATCTCCTGCAGCGCCATGTTGTAGGCGCGGGCGTGCTTCTTCACGCCTTCCTCCATCGCCTCCTTGGCCTGGCGCTCGCCGCGGGAGAGGATCACCCAGCGCGTGCGCTTGCCCATCGCCTCGGCCTCAAAACAGTCGTCCACCAGCTCCAGGCTGGTGGTGAAGGTCTTGCCGGTCTGCCGGGCGAACATGCCGATCTTGAAGCGCGAGCGGTCCAAAAACCACTCGCGCTGGTACTTGTGGAGGGGGACGGCGGGCGTGGTCATGTGATGCCGTAGAGCTGCTCGCGGATTCGTTTGATAGTTTCCAGATCGAGCGTGCTCTTGCCCGATTTGGCCTCGCCTTCCAGCTTGGTCAGCTTCTCCGCGTCCTTCGCGCGCACTTCAGCGGCGTACTTCTTCTGGTTGACCGAGCTGCGCGCCAGTTCGGCGATGCTGCGGGTGATGCTGGACAGGTTGACCTTCTCGGGGTCGACGTTCAGGTCCATCACCACGGTGAACAGCTTCTCCTGCGTCAACCGCACCAGCGCCTCTGTCACCGCGTCTTCCTCGTCCGGCGCGGCCAGCACCACCGCCTTGGCCTGCTCGGTCACCAGCTTGAGGGCGCGCAGGCGGTCGTCGAAGCTGCTGCCGTAGCGGTGCAGGCCGGACTTGCTGATGTCGTAGCCGCGCCCCTTCAGTTCGGCGGCCAGCTCTTCATAGCCGGAAAAATTGCCGTCGATCAGCGCACCGTCGAGCCATTTCTTGACGGCGGCGGGCAGGTCCAGAACTTTTGAGCGGCGGGGCATCGCGGCTTACCAGTACTTGACCGGGCGGCCGATGCCGGCATCGCAGTCGACCGTATATTCCACCACGTCGACGCCGTGGCGCTTGAGGTCGGCAAACCAGCGACCGCCTGGCTCCTTCACCAGGTGGACCAGCTCGCGGTCGGCCAGATAGTCCAGCTCGCGCCGCACTTCCAGCGCGCTGGCGTCCAGGAACAGGCCCTGCACCGTGGCCAGCACAAGCTCCTCATGCGCGCCGATCGGGCGGGCGTTGTTGAGCGTCAGCAGGATGTTCCAGCGCAGCGTCTCGCGGCGGATCTTGTGGGGGTCAACCATTTTTATTGTTCCTTTGCAGCTGGAGGTTCTGGATATGCAGCATCACGGCGTCGAGCTTGGCCTCGATCACGCTCTGGTTGCGGATGAAGTCCTCGCGCCGCACGTATTCCAGGGGCAGGTCGCCGCGAAACTTGAGGAAATCGCGCTCCAGGTTGCGCCAGGCGTCGGTGCCTTCGCGCTGATCATCGAGCACCGCCTTGAATTTTGAATCCCAGTGCGCCGTGTTGTCCTGGCGCGCCTTTTCCATCACGGAAAACTTGGCATCAAGATGCGCCGCGTTGGCCTGTCCTGAGGCCTCCATCGCAGTAATGCTCGCGCCCAGTCGCTTGTCGATTTGCCCAAGCAGCATCCAGCCGGCCGACGCCACCCCGCCCACGAACATGACGAACAGGGTGATCAACTGCCATATCTCGATTTGAACCGCGCTCATGCTTTCCCCGTGATCCGCTTCATGCGTTCTGTTTTTTCGTAGTAATCGCGGCACTCCTCGCCGCAAAACAGTTGCCCTTTCGGCAGGATCGCCCCGCATTTGGGCTCGCGGCAAAACCCGGTCGCCTGCATTGCCGGCTTATTGCGTGCCGCAGCGACGCACGCGTCACGCTCGGCGGCCTCGATCCTGGATGCCACGTCCAGCGGATCGGGTTCGTAGTCGAATTCCATCAATCGATCGCCTTGTTGATCAGCACGCCAGCCCCCACACCCGCCGCTGCTGCGCCAGCCGTGCCGGACATAAGCGCCGCGCCCACCGCCGGCGCGGCCAGCGGCGCGATCAGAACCGCACCGCCCACCGCCACCGCCTTGCCGGCCACGCCAGCCACCGATTTCGCCGCCCCGGACGCGATTTCCTGCCCGCGAAACGCTTCCACACCGCGTTCCTGAAGCGTCACCGTGTAGTCGTCGCCGGTCTTGATCAGCGTGGCGTCCAGGCTGGCGTACTGCTTGCCGTTCACCACCGCCACCTCGCAGCACACCGTGCGGCCGTCGATCAGCATCGGGCGGATGGTGTAGCTGGCCGTGCCAGCCTGCTGCAGCGAGGTGCAGCCGCCCAGCGCCAGCAAAATCAGGGAAACAATTGCGCGCTTCATTTCTTTTTCGCCTTTCTGAAGGCCCACGGCGCCGTCGGCTCAGCGTCCGCCCACAAGCCCAGGCGGGCTTCGCGTGCCAGTAGCTCGGCAGTGGCCACATCGGGGTCGGTGAGGTAAGCGGTATAGGCCCAGGCCAGCCCCTGTTGCACCTGGTGCAGGCTGGCGTCCACGCCCTGGCAGCGCACCCGCGCCACCGTGCGGCCGTAGAAGTCAGTCTTGCCCCTTAACACCACGGCTTGCTGGCCGAAACACAGGGCCGCCAGGGATTGCTTGGCGCGCTCGCCGAAGTCCTGCTTTTTCTCCGGCGCATCGATCTCGGCCAGGCGCACCTTCACCGGCGTGGTGTCGGTCAGCACCGTCAGCGTGTCGCCGTCGGCCACGCCCACCACCTGGCCGCCGAACGGCTCCGAGGCATGCGCCGGCAGCGCTGCCAGCACCGCGACAACCAGCAGCATCCCGCCGATGTACCAAAGCAGCGTGGCTGCCGCCCATTTTTTCCAGGTTTTCATACTCTCTCCAGATGCCGCCGCACCAGCCACGGCGCAAAGCGCGGCAGGATATGCGGCTCAAAATATTCCAGGTGCCCGCAAATCTGCGGCAGGCCGGCGTGGTTGGCCACGTCGATGTTGTGCATGCCCAGGCGCATCCCGTCCACGTTGGTGCAGCCGTCGCGCCCCATGCTGCCCCAGGCGTGGCGCCACAGCAGGCGGGAAAACCACACCACGTGGTCGCAGGCGTTGTGATAGACGCTGGTCCAGGTGGCGCCTGGGGTGGTCTTGTCATCGTCCAGCGCCGGGGCGATCAGGCTCAGCTTCAGGCATTTCATCCCGTGGTCGCGCATCGCCAGCCAGGCAATGGTGCAGCCGTTGCTGTGGCACACCAGGTGGTCGTCGCGATGCACCACCGCAGCCAGCGTGCGGGCGATGCCGGGATTCGCCCAGCGCGCGCGCAGCACCGACAGAAAGCCGTATTCGAACACCAGCACCCGGAACCCCTGCGCCTCGAAATAGGGCTTCAGCTGGCGGATGTGGCTGGTGCCCTCGGGTGAGTGAATGCCATGCACCAGCACCACGCGGGGTGGCTGCGCCTGGGCGAGATTGTCAGCCAGGCTCATCAGTAGGCCACCATGTATCCGCACTTCATCTGGATGCCGGCGGCCTCGGCCTCGGCCTTTGCCTTGTTGACGAACAGCTCGATCTGGCTGCGCACCATTGCGGCCGCCGCGTCCATGTTGTCGGCCTGCGTCACCACGTGGACGAAGCGGATGTTCACGTGCATCGCCACGGTGTAGGGCGGCGGGCCGTCGTCGAAATCAGTCGGCATACACCCCCCACTCGAAGATCGCGCGGTCCATGCGGCGGCGGTTCACCAGGCCGCGGCTTTTCTGCTTGATCCGGTTGCCCCGGCTGTCGGTTACCGTAATGAACACCCAGCGGTCGAACTGCTCCGCCGCGCCGGCAAAGTCGCCGACGCGCAGCCGCTTCAGCAGCGTCGATTCCTCCAGCGCGCGCAAGCCCACGTTGAAGGCAAAGCTCAGCACGCCGTCGAACTGGTGCTGATTGATGGGGGATTCGAAGCGGGGGTGGATCGCCCGCAGATACAGCTCCACCGGCTCCAGGTCGCGCCTGGCCAGCGCGGCCGCCTGCGGCTCGGTCAGCCTGGTGAGGGTCTTCTTTTCGTGGGGGCGGATGACGTGGCCATAGCCGATCGTCCAGATACCGGCCGCGTCACGGTAGGGCACCGCGCGGAATTCCTCGCGGCGGTGAAGGTAATCGTGAAGGGCTTGGGAAGCACGCATGAGGCCAGTGTGGCCACGCGCGCGCGGGGGGGGAATTAACGCAGGTTACAGAGTCAAGCCGGGAACAACTGCGACTGCCGCTTCGCCAGCTCGGCCGCGCCGACGCGCTTCACGATCCGGTAGACGTGCTGCACGGTCAGGTCGTAGGTGGTGGCCAGCCAGTCGTGATTGGTGCCGTTGAAGCGGCGATAAATCTCCTGGTCGCGCAGGCTGATTTCGTAGTGCACGCCCTTGCAAATATACAACGATCCACCGCCCCAAAACACGTTCAGGTGGCGCGCCACCTCCCAGCCCAGGCGGTTGGCTTCGTCGTGCGCGTGGCCGATCGCCACCAGGCGCTCTTCCACCTGCTCGGCAATGTCCACCAGCATTTCGCGCTCGTTCAGCCCGGCCGCGTGGTCGCTGCTGTCCAGCAGGCTGATCTGGCGCGGGTCGGTCTTCAGCGCTTCCTTGATCAGGTAGATCTGGCGCCCGCCCCAGTAATTGCGCAGGTGCTCGGCAATCTCCCAGCCGATGCGCCTGGCGTCGTCGCCGCCCACCCCCAGCGCCTGCAGGCGCGCGTCAACCTGCCCGGCCGCCAGCAGCAGCTCCTCGGGGTAGTTCTCCAGCGGGGTGGGGTTCACCGATCCAGCCATTTTTTAAGCGCCTCGATTGCCTGGGTGATCTGCCGCTGGCTGAGCCATTCCGCCCGCTGCGGCCACTTGTTGCGGGCCAGCCAGCTGCCCAGCGCCGCGTCGGACGGGTCGCGCACCTTGCCCGCCGCGTGCAGGTCGCTCCACAGCGCGCGCACCAGGCCCTCCTGGCCGGCGGAAACCGGCGTGGCGGCCTTCGCGCGCTTCGGCGGGGCTGGCTTCCATCCCTTGGCCTGAAAGTGCTCCAGCAGCTTCTTGCGGCCGGTCCAGTCCAGATCCTTGGCCGACGTAACGCGGGCCACCGTCCACAGCACGGCGCGGTAGGTGTCCTCGTCGATGCCGAGCTGGGCGCGGGCGATGTGGATCTGCGCCAGTTCGGCGTTGCGGAGCTGGGTGCCGTTGCGGCGGGCGTATTCAGCCATGATCAGCTATCCAGCAGGCCAATTTGACGCATGCGCCGGCGGCATGCGGTGATCGATCCTGGGGATTTGTGGCCGGTCAGCCCGATAAGCTGAACGCGGGGCAGTTCCGGATGATCCACAATCGCGCGCCAGCGCGGTCGGATTGCATACAGCGCGTTGGCTTCGCGGGCGTGGAAGGCGGCGATCTGGCGTTCCATGTCGCGGAATGCTGCGAGGAAATCGATTTTCCAGACCAGCGCTTCCTTGCCGGTGAAACCCATCGCCAACATGGCGAAACCGTCATGGGTCATCTTGTACATCTGCCGCGGCTTCTTCTGCGCATCCAGGTACTCAGCCGGCTCAAAATTGAGCCGGCGAAACTCGGAAACGAGCCCAATTTTTGGCGCATCAGCCGGCCCATAATTGGGCTGGCTGGAGATGTCTGCGAGCAAGTTTTCAACCGCACGAAGAACGTGCGTATGGCGCTTGTTGAAGTGGTCCGCCACCTTCAGGCTGGTGGTGAACACCTGGTCGCCCTCGCGGCTGACCAGCAGGGTTTCAGGGAATAGGTCGGTGTGCAGGGTTTTCATGGTCATGCTCCTTTCCAGCAGGATTTATAAACGGCGGCGGTCAGGCTGCTGGAGGCCATCGCGGTCGCGTTGTCTTGCTCGCCCAGGGTGCCGTAGGCGGCCCAGGTGCTTTTGCCGTCCGGGTGCATCAGGATCAGCAGCGCGCCGACGTGCATGCCGTGCAGGGCTTCGTTCTTCAGGGTCGTGAGGCCATCGGCCACGTCCCGGCAATGGGGAATAGGCGCGGGCGGCGTAGGCAGCAGGCGCAAATTAGGGGGGGATGATTTCTTGGGGGCGCGACGGATCGCTGTTTTGGGCATGACGGACTCCTCGAGTGCGGTTTGAATATCCGCCACCCGGACTCCAATCAGGGTGGGCGGAACCGTACGGGTTGGAGTACCGGATCGAGGAACCGGCGAGCCTTGCGGCTCCCCGCACGGCCCGCCCATAGAGGGAGAGCCATGCAAACGCACAAAAAAAGCCGCATGGCGGCTGTGCGCCTCGATTCCGGGACTCCAATCCCGTGCCGCAGGAAAACCCGCGACAGGCATATGGTGAACCGAAACCAGGGCGCACGTCAACATGCCTACTCCACCGCGTTCTTCAGCGCTGCGCCGGCGGAAAAGTGAGGCACGTTCTTCGCCGGGATCTCGATCTCGACGCCGGTGGCCGGGTTGCGGCCGGTGCGGGCGGCGCGGGCCTTGACGGTGAACTTGCCCAGGCCGGGGACGATGATCTCGCTGCCCGGCCCCACCAGCTGCTTGTGGACCACGCCGGCCAGGGTATCCAGCACGGCGGTGACGACGACCTTGGAAACGCCGGCGGAATGGTGGTCGCTGCTGCGGGCGGCGATTTCGTTGATGAGTTCAGCTTTGTTCATGGTGCGGTCCTTTTTGAGAGTGAGGGGGTGACGCTTCACGGCATCCTTTTGCCTTGCGGCTGGCGGATCTTTGCTTTTTCCGGGGCGTCTGGAGCGGTTACATCCCGACCGCTTCCTGCGGTGCCTATGTGCTCAGTTGGCGATTTCGAATGGCGTGATCACAAAGTCCTCGACGCCGGTCACCACGTTGATGCCCACTACGCCCTGCACCGCTTCCGGCTCGGCGAGAATGGCGTCCTTGTTGATTTCTGCCTTGGTGCGGATGAAGCGGCCCAGCCCCAGCCGCGCCAGCGTTTCCAGCACCAGGTCCACCCCGCGCACGCTGACGCTCGGCGGGCGCTGCCGCCACTGCACTTCGCCGGTGACGAAGTTGGCGGTTTTGGTCTTGCCGCCGCGCGTGAGGTCGTGGCGATTGGCTTCGCACCACACCTGCACGCCCGCCTGCAGGGGCTTGATCTGCTCCTTCAGGGTTTCCAGCAGCGGCTGGTAGCGCTCGGTGACGGCGGCGATTTCGTCGTTCATGTCGTGCTGGCCGCGCAGCAGCTGGCGGTTGAGGTCGCCGATGGTGCGGATGTCGGCGGCGCAGTCGTCCAGCGTCTGCGGCACATAGGCTTCGGCCTGGAGTTTGAGTCGGTTTGCTTTTGCCACGGTGGTGCGTCCTTTCAGGTATTGAGGTGAAGTTGCCCGAGCAGGTCGGGCATCGGGATGTTGCGCAGCCGGCTTTCCAGCTGCAGGCTGTGCATGGCGCGGTGGCGCAGGAACTGGCAGGTTTCCTCCATTTCCTCGGGGGTGGCGGCGATGTAATAGCCGCTCTTCGGCGTGCCGCACACGGCGATGCCTTCCATGCGCAAGTCGCTCACCAGGGTGCGCACGTGGCGCGGGGTGGAGCCGAGCTGGCGGGCGAGCGCATCCACCGAGACGCCGTTGTGCGCGCCGACACGCGGCGCCAGGGCGGAGAACAGGTCGTGCTTGGTTTTCACTGGGCGTTTCCTTTGGTGATGGCCTTGGCTGCGGCCAGGGTCTTGGCGATGGTTTCGCGGCTGGCGCGGGGCTGCTCGGGTTCCGGCGCGGCGGGCTTGGGCGCGTTGCCGCCCACCTGGGTGTGTCCGGCGCGGCCGGCTTCGCGCTTGGTCTCCGCCGCCATCTCGGCCTTGTGGATCTGGCCGATGATGATTTCGAGCAGGTAGCCGTGCGATTTCAGCGGCAGCGTGAGGCGGTCGCGGCTGGCCAGAATGCTGTCGATCGCGCCCACCCACACCTCGCGCGGCGCGGCGTAGTTGCGGCCGCTGCGCTCGATGCGCGCCTCCATGATCATCGGGTTGAGTTCGGCCAGCAGGCTGGCCATGCGGTCCAGGCTGAGCTGGCGCTTGGCGGGGCGGAACAGCGCCAGGTAGCGCACCACCGCGCTGGCCAGCGGGCCGGACAGCTTCGCCAGCTCGGCCAGCGCCGCGCGCGCGCCGTCGTGGCCCACCAGGCTGTCGAGGCTGTTGACGGAACCGCATGCAGGGCAGACGAGCTTCATGATGCCGCCTTCGAACCGGGCCTGCGCCGCGCCTGGCAGCCGGGGCAAACCCAGCGGGCGCCGAGCTTCTTGAACCCCGGCTCTGGCTTGTCCATCTGGCAGCTGCTGCACCAGCGGCTGCCGACGTTCTTGGCGATCGCGTCGGTGACGCGGATGTTGTTGACGCAGCTCATCCGCGCACCCCCACGGCATCGGTCCAGTTGTCGCAGATGGCAAAGCGCGGGGTGAGGAAACCGCCCTTGCCGCACCAGCGCGGGTCGGCCTTGGCGGCGGTCCCCGTGACCGGCGCGAACTTGCAGTTGCCGCAGCCGGCGCGCCCGTTCGGGTGCTTCCAGCCCATCACCTGCTTGGCGTTGTCGATGCCGCTCATAGCTCCAGCACCGTGTGCGCCGCCAGCACCATCTCGGCCAGGCGTGCGGCCTGGTCGGCGCTGAGGGTGATGGTGCTGTCGGCACCTGGGTGGGCGATCTCGACCGCGCCGTCCTGGTCGATCCACCAGCGGGCATGCTGCACGGCGCTGGCGGGGCGCGTCAGCTGCTTGCGCACCGTGGCAAGCATGGCGTCGGCCAACTTGCCCGCGTCCGCACCGGGCTGCACGGTGACTGTTTGCTGAATTGTTGCCTTGGTGGTCTCGGCCATTTTTCCCGCCTGGGGAATATGGTCGGGCGTCGTCGTAGTGGCAGCGGGTGCGGCGTTGGCCGTCCGCCCCGCCTTGCCGGCCGGTGCCGGGGCGGTCACGCCGTCGGCCAGTACGTAGCGCTTGCGGCCTTCGCCTTCGGCGAACGCGATCTTGCCTTCATTGCGCAGAATCCACAGCGCATCGCTCACGCGCTTGATCTCCTCGGCCAGCTCGCAGCGTTCGTAGATTTCCGCGCTGTCCAGCGGGCCGCTGGCGCGGCCGAGCACGAACAGGATCTCGTGCTTCAGGGATTTGTGCTGGATGGTCATTGTGCATTCCCCTTGGCGACATTGACGTTCTGGGTGAACTGGGTGCGCTCCAGGAACTTCAGCAGCTCGAGCGCGCCGGCAGGCGGCAGCACCAGGCGCTGGTCGCCGGCCTGGATGTGGAGGTTGGCGTGGTTGTCGATCAGGTAGATCGGCTGGGCTTCGGTGGTCATGCGGGTGTCTCCTCGGTTTCGGCCGGGCCGTAGACGCTCTTGGCGTCGTCGCCCAGCAGGGTTTCGATCAGGGCATGGCAGCGGGCCGACACGCCGGCTGCTTCGCTCTTTTCCGGGCATTCGTCGGGCAGGCGGTTCTTGACCCAGTCCAGCAGCGCGATCGCGTCGGCCAGCTGCGCCAGCTCTGGCTGGGTGAGGGGGTAAGTCTTGGGAGGGGGCGGGCTTTCCAGAATCGTTTCGCCCATGCCAATTGCGGACAGCAGGTCCAGGTGCTCGCCGAGTTTGTGTGCATCATCGAGAGATAGGGCCGCGCCAAATACAGGTTCATTGCCGCTCACCCTGAGCGAAACGTAGTAATGGTCACCGCCAGGAAGCGATACCTGTGGCCCCAAACCGACGCTCACCGTTTTGCCACCATTCAGGCCGCTGCAATTGAACGTTCTATCCAACGAACGCATGTATTCCGGGATCTTGATCATCATGCGGCCTCCATCGGGATGCACCAGCGGATTTCCACCCCGAAGCGGGTGGCGCACCAGTGGCTGTAGCCGGCGGTGCGCCCCACTTCCACCCCGCCCAGCGCGGCGCACCGCTCGGGGTCGTGAATCACCAGCACGCGGCTGTTGCGGGCGTTGTCGGCTTCCACCGAAACGATCTGCAGGCCCAGCCGGTCGATCATTTCAACCGTCTCGGCCAGCAGGCGCGCCTTGTCGTGCACCGTGGCGTTAAGGTCTGAGACCGGGTCGGAAAAGCGGCGGCGGGTGAACACGGCGGGGGTGTCATCGCGGCCCAGGATGAGTGCAAGGTTCAGTCCGGACATGTTCAAAGCTCCTTCACGATTTCGGCATTGACGCGCGGCTCGCCCAGTTCGGCGGCCTGGTTGAGGGCACGCACCACCAGGCGGTTCACCGTCAGCGGGTAGACCATGCTCGTGGTATCGCGGGGGGTCTTGCCCTGGCGGGTGAGGCGGCTACGAATGCCGTCGATGGCATCCTTGGCAAAGATGGCGTCGAAGTCCACGCCCACGCGCTTGAACTTCAGCTGCAGGTAGTCCTCCAGCACGTTGTCCAGCGGCATCAGCTCGGCGATCTCGCAGCGGCGGATCACCTCGCGGGCAGCGAAGTTGCGGCGCTCGTCCAGCTTGTCCTTCAGCTCGGGCTGACCGATGAGGATGATGCCGAGCAGCTTCTTGAAGCCGTCTTCCAGTTCCCAGAAGCGCTTCAGGTACTTCAGCGTCTGGATGTTCAGGTCGTGCGCCTCTTCGATGATCAGCACATGGCTGTTGCCGGCGCGGCTCGATTCGGTGAGCACGCGCTCCACCGCGCGGGCCTGCGCTTCCAGGCTGCGCGGCACCTTGGCGCCGGGGTTGAGGTCGTCGATGATCGCGTGGCAAATGGCACCGGCCGTCAGCACGCCCTTGTCAATGCAGCGCGGCTGTACCGCCACCACCGGCAGCGCCTCGCGCTGGATGCGGTCGAGCATGTCGCGGCGAAGCGTCGTCTTGCCGCTGCCGGATTCGCCCGCCACCGCCACAAAGCCGCCGTGGCGCGCGGTGGCAAACAGCACCTCGCGGATGTAGCGCTGGTCGGCGCTGAGGAACACGTCTTCGGGCCCTTGCACGTCGTCGGTGAAGGGGTCGCGGAACAGGTTGAATTGTTTTTTGGCTTGGGGTGTGAGCATTTCGGTTTCCACAGGATCGATGTCGGGCTGATGCGCGCGGCTGTGCTGGCCGGTGTGGCATCCCTTGGGGTGGCGGGCGTGGTGGGTGTCTTCGGGATCGAGCTCGAACGCAGACTCGATCAGCGCTTCGGGCACGCCGTTGGCGCGCAGCAATTCGCTGGTCTGGCTCACGATCTCGGGGCGCGGCGTAAGTGCCGGCCAGCGATTGTGCTGGACGATATCGGCAGCGGCGGTCAGCGACAGCGGCTTGCCCTTGACGTAGCTATTGGCCTGCCGAACCGCCGTGGCGAAATCGCGCTGGCTGATGCCGTAGTCCATCAAAATCCCTTTCAGCTTCAGCGGCATGTGCAGCTCCAGGTCAACCTTGCAGGCGAGTCTCGGCATGACGGCCTCCGATGCAAGGTGGGTTGTGGTAAAGTTTCACGGTCGTTTCTCCTTAAAAAGTTCGACAAAAAAGCCCCTCTTCCGGGCTGTAGCAAGCGGCGTCCTGTTGAAGCAGGGCGCCGTTTTTACTTAAATCAGTCTCAAGCCACCTGCTGCCGCCACCGGCGCGGTTTCTTCCAGCCCCTGCAGCCTGGTCAACACCTTCTCCAGCTCGTCCTGCGGCACGCCCTGCGGCCAGGTGGCGCGCACCCAGGCGTTCTCTTCCGCCGTGATGCCGCGCCCGATGCGGCCCACCACCCACTTCATGGTTTCCAGGTGGGTGTAGGGCTTCATCTCGACCTGCACCGGGCTGGGCACGTTGAGCTGGGTGCCGCGCTTGGGCAGGTAGCTCGGCAGATTGACCCGCGCCTCGGGCGCGAAGGCATCCAGCTCGCCCATGAAGGCCGGGGTCTTGCCGAACTTGCGTTTCTTGGCTTCGCCCAGGGTGTCGGCGTCGTAGGTGGTTTTCAGCAGTGCCTTGCGGTTGGTGTCCACCAGCGTGTCGCCCATGCTGGCGAATTCGCTGCCGAACTCGGGCGCGTCGGTGCGGGTGCCGTCCAGGCCGATCGACAGCGGCGCGCAGGATGTCCAGGTGTCCTCGCCGGTATCCAGCGCCCGCACCCGCACGTACTGGATGCCGTTTTCGCTGCGCTCGTAGGGGTTCAGGCTCACTTCCACCGTGGCCCCCACCCACACGCCCGGCACGGCGGCCACGTCGTAGCGCGCGCCCTTGAGGCGGGCCGGGGCGTAGCCGATGCTGAGGTCGCCTTCCACCACGCGGGTTTCGATGCGGCTGGTGGGCAGCGTGCGCAGGATGTCTTCGGCCGGCGGCACGCGCAGGTGCTCGGCGCGGATCGTGCACCACAGGCCGTAGCGCACATGGCCGTGGCGGCCATGCGGGCGGCTGGAGTTGAAGGCGTGCATCCAGTCCGCCGCCTTGGCGTTGAGGTCGTCGAGGTCGCTGGTGCGGCAGAACGCCAGCTTGTGCTCGAACTTCGTTTCAACGATGTTCTGCGTGCTTTCGGCCCCGCCGGTGGCGCGCGAGTTGCCCGGCATGTGGGTGATCAGCCGCACGTCCAGCGCCTGCAGCAGCGCGCCGAACAGGTGCGAGCGGTTGGCCGATCCCTGGTCGGTGTGCAGGATCTTCGGCACCCCGTAGAACGGCATCGGCTGGCCGCGATGGGTGCGCTGCTGCACGCACCAAATGAAGAAGTCGATCAGGTTCTCGGCGGATTCCTCGCCCAGGTAGTAGCGCACCATCACCGCGCCCGAACAGCCGTCCCAGCACACGAAGCGGATCACGCGCTGCTGCTCGATGCTTTTCAGCTGCTCCGGCTTGTTCTTGTAGAAGCGGCTCTGGTCCAGCAGCTGCGCGCCGCCGTCCGCCAGGTAGAACACCACGCACACCGAGGCGTCGATCTGCCAGGTGTGGTTGGGGTGCGGGTAGCGCATCGGCATGTGCGGCGTCGGCGCGGCGATCTGGTCCGGGTGCAGGCCGTGGCGCTTCAGTACCCGCGAAATGGTCGAGGCCGACACGCTGCGGATCTCGCCGGTGTCGGTGTCGGCCAGGCCGTCCAGCTTGCCGTTCGCCGCCATCAGCTCGCGGGCGTCGTCCAGGCTGCAATTACGCTTGCCGTTCTGCCGCGTGCCCGCCACCAGCGCGCCGGACAGCATGTGCGCATCGGCCACGCCCAGCATGCTGCTGCCCTTGTCGCAGCGCGGCTTGCGGCCGTCCGTGTAGCCCACCGCCTTCAGATAGCGGTGCAGCGTCGCCAGGCTGCAGTTCAACTGCTGCGCCATGCGCTGCTTCAGGTCAGCCTTGCCGCCCTTGGCCGCCGTCGCCAAATCGGCGCACAGCGACCGCAGGGCCAGCACTTGGTCGGGAGTGAGCGAAACAGCCATAAAGACAGCCTTAGCGTTGAGGGTTGCGGGGAACATGGGGCATGGGCTGCTTACTGAATCGCCACCGCTGGTGTCAGGCCGAGGGCGCGTAATTCAATGGCCTGGCGCTCGTCCTCGTCGATGATGTCAAGCATCGTGGCGTCAGGGATGCCGAGCCGGTATTCGCGGTTGATCTCGACCGCGCGGCGGGCGGCAACCAGCACCGCCGTCACGCACTCCTCCATCACGATGTCGCCGCCCACCTCGTGCATCAGGCGCGCCACTTCCCGCTCGATTTTCTTCAACCCAACGATGGTGTCGGCCACCGCCTGATGCAACGGCGCGCATTCGTAGCCGGCCTCGTCGATATCGGTGAAGTCGGCATGGCGGCGCTCTGCGCTGGTGGCGCGGAGCTCCAGCTTTGAGATCGTCGCTTCCTTGGCCTTGATCACGTCGTCGCGGGCGGCGGCGGTTTCCTCGGCTTCGCTGGCCTGTGTCTTCAGTGCGGCCTTCTCGCTGGCGTGGCGGACGGCCATTTCCTGAATCAGGTCGATCACCTGGGCGCGGTCTTCGGCCTGCATCGCCTGCTTGATAATTTCCTGGTCGTCGGCGGGCAGGGCTTTGAGGGTGTCGTAATCCTGTTGCCTGAAGCCAATCCGCTGAGACGCCTCGAACAAGTCGCCACCGAGCAAGTGGTAGCTCGCGGCCTGCTGCCTCATGCGCCGGGCGGACTTCCCGATGAAGCGCTCGCAGAATTCATCCAAATCGGAAATGCGTTTCCGATTTCCGGCATCGTCTGTGACAAAGATCGCCTTGTATGCCTTTGATTTTCCGAGATTCAGGAATACTTCTACCTTTGCGCGAGCGGAAACCGTTTCCGAAAACTCAAGCGCTTTGAGCATGCCGATGGCCTCCGCAGCCTTGAAGGCCATCTCGCTCTCGATGTCTGCGGTTTCCTGTTCGCCCGCAATGGTGATGGCGTGTCCTGCCGGCATCGGGCCTGCGGTATCGCCGAGTTCTGCGGGCTGGTGGGGTATGCGTGACATGTGATCTCCTATGGGTTAATTGGCTTGGCGGCTGTAGCGCTGCCGGGTTTCTTCCAGGCGAGCGGTCGCTCGCTCCATGCCCCGGAGGTGGTCCAGGGCGGTTTGCACGACGCGCGCCCCGAGCCGCCAGCGTTCGCTGTCTGGCAGCTGCTCGGCGTAGCCGGCGAGCTTGAGGTTGTGCAGGTCGCGGAAGACGTTGTTTTTCTGGTTGCCGCCCATGCGTGATTCCAGAGCCTTTACGATCTCGGTCAGGCTGAGGCCGTTGACTTCGTGCCCGGCCAGCGCGCTCTGCACGAACAGCAGGCGCTGCTGGGACGCGCAGTTGTAGCTGGTGGCGGCGGTTTGCTTGTTGTCACTCATGGTTGTTCAGCTCCAGTTCGGGCTGGTGCGAGCGGGCGGCGTTTTCCCGGTGCCACGCCAGGGCTTCCAGCGCGACGGTGATTTCGGCGCCTACCTGGTCGGCGTCCATCTGCCCGGCGGCAAAGCCGAGCAGCGCGGCCACGGCCCCGTTGAGCGTGCCCTGAAGGCGGTGCACGTCGTCCACCTCGACGAGGCGCCCGGTGGGGGCGGGGATCAGCAGCATGCCGCTGCTGTGCGCCAGCCAGCGGGTGATGAAGTCGCAGCCGCAGGCGTGCTGAAAGGCGTGGATCTTCTTGCCGGGGATCGAGCCGTCGCGCAGCCAGCCGTAAACCGTCCACTGCGATTCCTCGCCCGCCAGCTCGGCGATGCGGTCAACGTTGCGGCGGTGCTTCTCCAGCGCGTAGTCCTTGCACAGCTCGATCGCCTCGCGCAGCGAGCGCGGGTTGACAGTCCTCCAATTCCGGCGGTTCATTGCGGCCTCCGGGTTTTTACGCAGCCGCAAACAAAACTGGCGGTTGCGCCTATGAAACAGCGTGTCAGCAGATAAAATGGATTCATGGTTCAGGCGGCCTTGGCGAATGCGGGCTGCTTCATCGCCGCGATGTCATCCATCAACTTGGCAGCGCGCAGCACGCGGGCCGGGGTGTAGAGGCGGCGCGGGGTGCCGGACGCGGCCAGGGTGTCGTTGACGTAGTCGCGGTCGGGCTGGTTGAAGGGAGCCAGCAGCACGGCGGTCTGTGCGTGGGGGTGGTTGATCGATACGGTTTGCATGGTGCGCTCCTGGTAAGGGGTGGATCAGGCGGCTTTGCGGTCGAGGGCCGGGTTGGCCTTCATGCCGAGCAGCACGGCAATGTCGTGGCCTTTGCCGTAGTTGCCCTTGAGTTGGCCATTGAGGACGCGGTACACGTCGTTGCGGTGATAGCCGTGTTTGATGGCCCACTCCGTGAACGTGATGCCGCTTTCGCGGAATTGCTGCTTGACCTGGTCGGCTTGAGCCTTGTCGTTGGTTGTGGCTTCCGGCTGATAGGAGGCAGGGATCAGGTCGCTGATGTCCTTAAGGACTTCGCTTGCGAGCTGGGCTGCTGCAAGTGCGTAGGGGCGGGTTGGCGTGTGTTGCATGTGCGCTCCGGGATCGGGTTGGTTAGGCGGCCTTGCGGTCGAAGGCGTGGGCGACGTCGGTGACGATCACGCCCTCCTTCAGGCCGAGGGCGACGGCGATCTTGTGGGACTGGCCGCGAACGGCCTTCTTGCGGCCGGCCAGGACTTCGAACACCAGGTTGGTGCTGTAGCCGTTGGCGGTGGCCCACTGGGAAATGGAAAGGCCTTTGTGCTTGAAGTCCTCGCGGACTTCTGTGGGTGTGCGGAGCATGGTGCCCTCCGTTTTAGTGTTGGTTAAAGTGTTCATTGCGTGTTGCCGTGTGATTCAAGTTGAAGCAAGTCTATTGCTTCAACTTGAATCATGTCAAGGGGGTATGGAAAATAAATGTCGAAACCGGAAAGCTCTGTTGATCACGTGCTCGACCGCATGGTCGAGGCGATGCTGGGCGAGGGTGCCCACTTCAAGAGTCATGCGCTGGCGCTGGGGATTCCGCACAACACGATCAGAACGTGGAAGCGGCGGCAGAAAGTGCCGCTGTATGAGCTGGAGTCGTTTTCTGAGCGATACGGGGTGACGCTCGACTGGCTGTTGCATGGAGATCAGCCCGAGGCCGCGCCGCACCAGGTCAACCAGAACTTGCAGCCCTACGGTCTCAGCGAAGACGAATCAGCGCTGCTCGAAAGCTACCGTCGCAGCTCGGAGGAAATGCAGAGGGCGGCGTTGCGCATGCTGGCTGAGTCCGCGCCAAAGGCGGCGTCCGGCTACAAACCTAGGCAGCGGTATGGCGCAGGGGCGCAGCCAGGCAAGGTCAAATTTCAGGCCGGGCAGGAAAAGCGTCCGCTCACGATCGGGCAGGCTGAACCCGCTGGCAAGAAAACCAAAAAGGACACGTCATGAAAAAACCATTCAGGCTGGCAACTGGGCACATCTCGGACGATGTAGTGGAAGCCCTGACGTATCTGCTGAGGGAGGCTACGCGCGGCGAGGTGGTCGGCATCGCCTACGTTGCGCAGATGAAGCGGAGCGCATTCGTGGCAGATACCGCCGGCGAGTCACACCGCGATCCGCTGTTCTCGCTGGGGATGGTGCGCATTCTTGAAGAGGGGCTGGTGCAGCAGGTGCGCCATCCCGAAGACGGAAATGGCTAGGAGCCAATCTCAGCCCTTCAAACCGCCCCCGACGACCTAGGAGCCGTCCGCGCGATTTAAATCGATTCGGGCGGCAATCGAAACCGCCAAACCCGCACCCCGGATGCGCGCGCTGGGTGCGCTTTCCGCCGCCGCCCGCTTTTCCCCCGCAGCACCCCTCGTAAAACTTAACCCAGGTTAAAAGACTGCGCCTCGCCACGTGCCTATCGTGGCCGGCATGCGCATCGAATACGCCGCCCTCAGTTTTGCCATCGCCCCCGCTGCCGGGGGTGAGATCCAGCTCACGCCCGCCGGGACATTCAAGGCCCGCGACGGCCGCCCCGTCGGCATTGCCGGCTGGGTGATGGACGCCGCCTCCGCCGCCCTGGTGATTGCCCGCGCCGCGCTGCGCAAGACTCCCTTCGTGATCGACTACGAGCACCAGACGCTGGCCAGCGAAAAGAACGGTCTGCCCGCGCCCGCCGCTGGCTGGTTCAGCAAGCTGGAATGGCGCGAAGGGGATGGCCTTTACGCCACGGGCGTGGAGTGGACGGCCAAGGCAAAGGCGCACATCGACGCCGGCGAATACAAATTCATTTCCCCGGTGCTCAGCTACGACAAGCGCACGGGCGAAGTGCTGCGCATGGAAATGGCGGCGCTCACCAACAACCCGGCGCTCGATGGCATGGATGCCGTCGCTGCCCTGGCACACGAGTTTTTCACCCGCTCGCAAGAGCCCAACCCAAAGGACCAACCGATGAAAGCAATCGCCGTATTGCTCGGGCTGGCCGCTGACGCGAGCGAGGCGGACATTACCGTCGCCCTCACCGCGCTGACGACCAAGCACGCCGAGCAGGAAACCCGCATCGCCGCGCTGACCACCGAAACCACCGCGCTCAAGACGCAGTCGCCCGACCCCGCCAAGTTCGTCCCGGTGGAAACGGTGACCGCGCTGCAGACGCAGGTGGCTTCGCTGTCCACCCGCCTCAACCAGTCAGAAGTCGACGACGTGATCAGCGCCGCCAAGGCCAGCGGCAAGCTGCTGCCGGCAATGGAGAGCTGGGCGCGCGACCTGGGCAAGTCGGACCTGGCCGCGCTCAAGACGTACATCGAGAAAAACCCGGCGATTGCGGCGCTGACCGGCAATCAGACCGGCGGACGCGTGCCCGATGGCCGCGCCGACGGCGAGCTGTCCGGCACCGATCTGGCCGTGTGCAAGTCGATGGGCATCAAGCCCGAAGACTACAAGGCCACGCTGGGCGAACAGGCTGCCGCCTGATTGCCGCTGACCCCACTCAAGACAGGAGAACGCAATGTCTGCATTAACCGCTGATCGCGCCACGGCTCAACGCCCGGGTGACGAGTTTTCTTACGACGCCGCTGCCGTGGCCTGCTTCGCTGGCGGCATCGCCATGCTGAACGCATCCGGCAACGTCACCCCCGGCGCTACCGCCACCGGCCAGATCTGTGTCGGCATGTTTGTCGAGAACGTCGACAACTCCGCCGGCGCCGCCGCCGCGGTCAAAGCCAAGGTCCGCAGCGGCGTGTTCCGCTTCGGCAACAGCGCCGCCGCCGACCTCATCACCAAGGCTCACATCGGCGACACCTGCTACATCGTCGACGACCAGACCGTGGCCCTGACCGACGGCACCGCCTCCCGCAGCGCCGCCGGCGTCATCGTCGACGTCGACAGCGCTGGCGTCTGGGTCCGCATGGGCCTGTAAACCAAGCCAACCATTCGAAACATTAGGAGCACGAAATGAAAAGCATCTGGAAGTTTGCAACCCTGGTGGGCCTGGCCGTCATGGCCTTCGTCGCCGCCCCTGCCTTTGCGGCCATGCCTCAGCTCGACCCGAGCCTGGCCCTGATCGGCATCGGCGGCATGCTGGTCAACAAGTCGGCGCTGGATTCGATCTTCACCGGCCTGAAGACCATCTTCAACAACACCCTCAAGGCCGAGCCCGGCACCTGGCAGGCCACCGCGATGGAAGTGCAGTCCACCGGCGCCGGCGAGGATTACGCCTGGTTGAGCCGCTTTCCCAAGATGCGCAAGTGGGTGGGCGAGAAGTTCGTCAAGGCGCTGGAAGCCGGCAAGTATTACAAGAAGAACGAAGACTGGGAAACCACCATCGGCGTTCTGCGCAACGACATCGAGGACGATCGTCTCGGCATCTACAACACCCAGGCAATGGGCGCGGGCGAATCGGCCGGCGAGCTGCGCGACATCATCGTCGACGACCTGAAGAACACCGCCTTCACCAGCGAGTGCATGGACGGCCAGTACTTCTACGACGTCGACCATCCGCTCAAAAACAGCGACGGCGTTGCCTCCAGCGTCAGCAACAAGGGCACCGCGGTGCTGTCGGCTGCGAGCCGCGCACTGGCGGATGCGGGCTACGGTGCAGCGCGCACCGGAATCCAGAAGTTCACCGACAGCGAAGGCATGCCGCTGCGCCTGGTGCCCGACACGCTTGAAGTGCCGCCCGCGCTGGAAGCCACCGCCCGCCAGCTGCTGGAAAAGGACGAGTTTGCCGACGGTTCCAAGAACCCCTACCAGGGCACGGCCAAGGTGCTGGTCAACCCCGGCCTCACCAGCGACACCGCGTGGTTCCTGCATGTCACCAGCAAGCAGTCGGTCAAGCCCTTCATCATCCAGATGCGCAAAGCCCCCGTGTTCGTCAGCCAGACCGACATGAGCGCAGACGACGTGTTCAACAAGGCCGAATACAAGTTCGGCGCCGAGGCGCGGGCCACCGGCCTGTATGGCTTCTGGCAGCTGAGCTGGGGATCCACCGGCGCGGGCTGACCCCCGGCGTAGCAGGTTGATTCATGGCGGCTGGCAACCCCAGCCGCCATCGGTAAACCGGCTCCCGCTCGCCCACTTCGAAGAGCGGCCTCAACCAGGAGAACTGCCATGTCCAAGGCCAAAAGCCAGCCCGCAGCACCGAAACCGAAAACCCCGTCCGCAGCTGCTGCAGCTGCCGCACTGAAAGCCACCGAAACAGCGAATGCCGCTGCCGCCGCCGAGGCCCTGAAAACATCCACCGCAGCGGGCGAGAATCAGCCGCCGGCGGATCCGGCAGACGGCGCGGGCGCAGATCCCGGCGCACCAGGCGCGCTCGATGGGGCTGGCGCACCAGGTGCGCCCGAACAGCCGCCCGGCGCGAACGCCGCCGCACCGAATGCCCCCGAAAACACCGGCGCCCCCACCGATACCGGAAAACCGGCATCGCCCAACGGCCTGCGCATCACCGCCGCCCGCGAAGGCTTCCGCCGCGCCGGCCGCGCCTGGAGCAAGCGGTCCACCGAGATCCCGCTGGCCGATCTGAGCGACGACCAGGTGGCCGCGCTCATCGCCGAGCCGCTGCTCACGGTTGAAGAGGTCGTGCTGGCGTGAGCTACGCCACCCAGGCCGACATGGCCCTGGCGTTTGGCGACGACGAGCTGATCCAGCTCACCGACCGCGCCACTCCGCCCGCCGGCGCCATCGACGCCAGCGTGCTCGCCCGCTCGCTCGCCGCCGCCGACGCCCTGGCCGACAACTACCTCGCCGTGCGCTACAGCGTCCCGTTGGCCAGCACGCCCGCCGTGCTGGTCGAAGCGTGCTGCGACATCGCCCGCTACGAGCTCACCCGCGGCCCCGGCCTGCGCGCCACCGAAGAAATCGAAAGGCGCTACACCCAGCGCGTGGCCTGGCTGCGCGACGTGGCCGCCGGCCGCGCCACCCTCGGCGCCGCCACCGAAACCGCCGCCCCCAACAGCGCCGGCCTGCCGGAAATGACCAGTGGCGGTCGTGTGTTCGCGCGCGACTGAGCGAACACGCGCGCCGCGCCCCCGCCTGCAGCCGCCCCGCCCGGGCGGCTTTTTCTTGCCGCCGCTTTCTGTAACCTCGATTAATAGAGCCCTGCGCGCGCGCCGCCTACGATGGTGCCATGCTTTCTCTCGCCACCCTCGCCACCCGCATATCCGACCAGGTGACCGCGCTCGTCACGGTCACCGGCATGGCCGACCTGGTCGCGGCCAAGGGCGTGGCCCGGCGCAAGCCTGCCTGCTACATCGCGCCGGGGCAGGAGTCGGCCGGGACGGTTTCGCTGGTCGGCCGCACCTCGCAGCGCATCAGTGAGACTTTCGGCGTGTGGATCGCGGTGAGCAACGGCGCTTCCGCGACCGGGGTGGCGGCGCAGGCTGAACTTAAATCGCTGGTCGATGCGGTGCGTGCTGCGCTGATCGGCTGGCAGCCAACCACGGGCTATACGCCGATCGAGCTGGTGTCGGCCGGGCCGATCCAGTGGGACGACGACCAGACGCTGTTCTGGCCGGAAATTTACCGCACCGAGTATTACCTGGAGAACTGATATGTCAGCAGATAAAACCCCCGCCCCGGAAAAGTTGCCGGCCCCCGCAGCGCAGGCCAAGGCGCAGCTCGCGCCGAAGCCGGCCAAACCCATCGACCAGGCCGAATACGGCCGGGTTCGCAAGCCGCACGGCGGCGCTTCGAAGGAGTAATCGATCATGTCTCGTTTTATCCGCAATGCCGCCATCCTGGCGAAACTGGAAGTGACCTACGGCACCGACCCGGTGCCTACGGGCGCCGCCAATGCGCTGCTCGTCAGCAATATGTCGATCGAGCAGTACAACGCCAATAACGTCAGCCGCGACCTGATCCGCCCGTATTTCGGCAGCAGCGAGCAGCTGGCCGGCGCGGCCAACGTGGGGGTGAGCTTTGACGTGGAGCTGACCGGATCGGGCACGCTGGGCACGGCACCCGCCTGGGGGCCGCTGCTGCAGGCCTGCGCGATGACCGAGACGATCAGCGCCGGCGTTTCCGTGGCCTACGACCCCAACACCGACGGCACCGCCACCAAGTCGCTCACGATCTACTACCACCTGGACGGCGTGCTGCACAAGCTGATCGGCGCGCGCGGCACCGTCTCCGGCAAGATGGGCGTGGGCGAGCGCCCGGTGATGAGCTTCAAGTTCACCGGCATCGACGGCGGCATTACCGCCGCGGCCAACCCCACCGCCACGCTTACCGCCTGGCAAACCCCGCTGGTGATCACCGACCCCAACACCGGCGACCTCACCCTGGGCTGCACCTATTCCGCCGGCGCACTGGTGGCGGGCACCATGTTCCCCTCGCTGGGGCTGGAGTGGGACCTGGGCAATACGGTGTCGCATATTCCGCTGCTGGGCGGCGAATCGGTCGACATCACCCAGCGCGAGGCCAAGGGCAGCGTCACGCTCGACCTCACCGCCGCGCAGCATGTGACCAAGATGGACGAGGTGAAGGCCAACACCCTCACCGGCCTGGGCATCGTGCACGGCACCACGGCCGGCTACAAGGTGCTGGTGTTTGCCCCCAAAACCCAGCTCACCAACCCGAGCTACGAGGACAAGGACGGCCGCGCGTTGGTCAAGTTCGACTGCCTGTTCACCCCAGACGCCGGCAACGACGAGCTGAAGATCGTCGCTATTTAAGGAAAACCCATGTTCAAGATCGGACAAACCGACCGTTTCAGCTATCCCGTCAGCGTCGAGATCCCCGGCGACAACGGCAAGCGCCAGAACTACACGTTCGACGCGATTTTTAAGCGCATTTCGCGCGAGGAGTTCGTTGATATCACCACCCGCGCAACGGCGGGCGAGCTGAAAGACCCCGACCTGGTGGCCGACGTGCTGCTGGGCTGGCGCGGCATCCAGGACGAGGACGGCAACGACCTGCCGTTCAGCGAAGCCAACCGCGAAATGGTGCTGAATATCTGGCCGGTCATGCCTGCCGTGGTCTCGGCATTCCTGGAGTCGCAGACGCCGAAGGGTCGCGCAAAAAACTAGCCGCCGCAGCCCGCAGATGGGCCGGGGGGCGTCCGCCCGACCCATCCGGCGCGGGCGCGGCAGGCGACCTTGCGGCATTTGGCCTGGTCGCCGCCGATGCGCCGGCAGCGGCAGACGCGGCAGTCAACGACCTGGAAATCTGGCCGGAAAACAGCGAAACCGTCGACGTTTTTATGGCCTGCCACACGCAATGGCAGATCAACGGTATGAGCGGCCAATACCTCGGCCTGCGCTACGCCGACGTGGCGGCCACCATCGACCTGATGGGCATCACCGACCGCCGCGAAGTGTTCGACGGCATCCGTGTCATGGAGCGCGCCGCCCTGGCGCAGCTCAACCCCAATCCTGACAATCCACCGGGGTAATGCTGGTTGTAACCGGCATTACTATCCCGCCCAAACCGCCCCCGCTACGATCATCGAACATGAATCCCATGATTGAGGCCGCCGGATGAGCAAGCCCCTGACCGTAGCCGTCCTGCTGAAGCTGGTCGACCAGATGACCGGGCCGATGAAGGCCGCCACCGCGGGTAGCGGCAAGTCGCTGGATGATCTCGGCCAGAAGGCGGAAGCGACCGGCCGGCGGATCACCACCTCCGCCAATTTGGGGGCAACCGCCGTCAAGGCGCTGGTCAGTGCGTTTTCGGCCTACAAGCTCGCGGGCCTGGTGCGCGAGTCCACCCTGCTGTCGGCACGCTTCGAGACGATGGGCGTGGTGATGGGCGTGGCGGGCAACAACGCCGGCTATACCCGCGCGGAAATGGCCACGCTGGAAAAGCAGATGCAGACCACCGGCATCTCGATGATCAAGTCCCGCGAAGTGCTCACCAGCCTGGCCACCGCCAGCATCGACCTGGCCAAGGCCACCGGGCTGGCGCGCGCCGCGCAGGATCTGGCGGTGGTCGGCAACCTCAATTCCAGCGACGCGCTGGCCAGGATGGTGCAGGGCATCAAGTCGGGCGAAGTCGAGATCCTGAAAACCCTCGGCCTCAACGTGTCGTTCGAGGCCAGCTACAAAAAGCTGGCGGCGTCGCTCGGGGTCAACACCACCGCGCTGACCGAGCTGCAGAAGGTGCAGGCGCGCACCGATGCCGTGATGGCCGCGGCGGCCGCGTATGCCGGAATCTACGCGGAGTCGATGAGCACCGCGAGCAAGCAGATTCAGTCGATGACGCGCTATGTCGAGGATGCGAAAGTCAAGTTTGGAGAGACGTTCAACGAAGCGCTGACGGTGGCGGTGTTCGGGCTGTCGGACGCGCTCAAGGCGGCCAACGGCCAGCTCGATGAGATGGCTGCGAAAAAGGAGTTGGAGGACTGGGGCAGCGCTGTTGCAGAGATGCTGGTCACGCTGGTGGCTGAGGCTGACAACCTGGTTACGGTCGTCAGGATGATGACGATCACGCTTTCGGCAGGTGCCGCACAGTTGATGGCGCTAAACGACCTCAACCCGGCGCGGGCACGCGCCATTGGCGCCGCCTGGAGGGCGGACATGGACGAACTTGCGATGGGCTATGACCGGGTCAGCCGCGCCGCAGAAAAATTCAACGCCGAGAAATCAAAGGCGCAAACCAACTACCGAGGCTTCAATGGATCGAAAGAAGCCATCGACATGATTCGGGAGCAGGACGAGGCGATCGCCTTGATGAATGGGCGCGCCGCCGCCGCCGACGAATCCGCTGCCGCCGCGGTTGCGTCGGCTGCAGCCAAGGCAAGGGCCGACGCGGTCAAGGCGGCGGCTGCGGCGTACAGCAACGCGGTCAAGGCGTCGCAAAACTACATCGCCCAGATCCAGAAAGAGACCGCCACTATTGGCATGTCGGGCGCGCAGCAGGCGATGTACAACGCCGAGCAGATCGCCGCCACGATGAAACTCGCCGGGGTGCGCGAAAAAGCCATCATCGCGTTTCTGAACCAGTCCGCACAGGAAATCTCGGCCAGGGAAAAGGCGACGGCGACGTTGGCCGAGAACATTGCCGCGCAGCAAAATCTGGCGGACCAGGTTGACCGGCTGAACGAGCGCCTGAACGCCAAGGCCGACGCGGAATCCGATGCGCAGGTGGCGGCAAATGCGCTGATCCAGGGCTATACGGACGAGACCGCTGTGCTGGGGCTGTCGAACGAGCAGCGCGAGCTGGCGATTGCGATGCGCGCGCTGGAGGCGACGGGCATCCGCCAGGCGGGCGATGAGCTGGCGGGCTATACGCAGCGGCTGAGGGAGGCGGTGCAGGACAACCAGTACGCCAAGGCGGCGGCGGACGTGGCCGCCTACCTCGACCCCGCGAAGGCGCAGTCGTTTGGCGATGCGCTGGCGGGGGCTTTTGGCAAGGCGGGCGGGGCGCTGGGGGCGTTGTCGTCGGCGTTTGAGGCCTACGCGCAAAAGCAGGCCGAGTTCAACAAGGAGCAGGCGAAGGTTAAGCCGGGGGATTTCGCCACCCAGGCCAAGATGCGGGCGAAGCAGGCGGAAATCCAGATCGGCGCGTATGCCTCGATGGCGACCGCGGCGAAGGGGTTTTTCAAGGAGAACTCGAAGGGCTACAAGGCGATGGAGGGGGTCGAGAAAACCCTCCAGGCGATGCAGCTGGCGAACATGGCGACGAAGCTGGCGACGCAGTTGGGCTTCGTGTCTGCAAAGGTGGCGGGCGATGCGACGTCGGCGGCGAGCGGTATTGCGGCGGACACGGCGCAACTGCCCGCCGCTATGGCGCTGAACACGACGCGCGCGATCGGCGCGGTGGCGAACCAAGGCAACGGCGACCCCTACACGGCATTCCCGCGTATTGCTGCGATGATCGCAATCATGGCCGGGATTGGCCTGATGGTCGGCGGCGGCGGAGGCGGCAGCAGCATCTCGACATCGGCGCAGCGCCAAAAAACGCAGGGCACCGGCACCGTGCTGGGCGACCCCGACGCGAAGAGCAACAGCCTGGCCAACGCGCTCGAAATGCTGGCCGACGTGAACACGCTGACCATGCAGTATTCGGCGCGCATGGCTAAGAGCTTGCAGGCGATTGAAGTTGCCCTTACTGGCGTGTCGTCAATGATCTTCCGCACGCCTGGTCTGACGAGCGGCAACCTTTCAGGCACCCCGGAAATGTCCAAAGTTGGGACGCTTGGATTCAGCAGCAAGAACGTCTCTGTTACCGACTCTGGCCTGTTCTACAAAGGGGCCCTCAGCGGCATCGAGGAAGGGCTGCGGGCGTTTACCGAAGTCACTACACAGAAATCCTCGTGGTGGGGGCTGAAGAAAAAGACCAGCACAAGCACGGTAATGCGTGACGCAGACGGCGAGATATCCAAGCAGTTCGGCATGATCTTTAAGAACGTATCGGATAGCCTGGTTGCTGCTGGTGGTGTGTTGGGCCAGTCTGCCGATATTCTCGAAACGCAAATTGCGAACACTCAGATCGACCTGAGCATGGTTTCGCTCAAGGGTCTCAAGGGGGACGACCTTGAAGACGCGCTGAACGCGGTTATATCCTCCGCATCGGACAAAGTCGCCAGCGCAGTGCTGCCCGGTCTGGACGAGTTCCAGCGGGTAGGGGAGGGGTACTACGAAACCGCAATCCGCGTGGCCTACAGCACCGAGGCGGTGCAGGCATCGCTGGGCATGCTGGACAACGCCTTCACCGGGACGCATACCGAAATCGTCGAGATGTCGCAAGCCCTGATCGGGCTGTTCGGCGACCTTGAGGCAATGATCGACGCTACCGCCGGCTACTACGACGCGTTTTATTCGGAAGAGGAAAAGCTCGCCGACACCACCGCGGCGCTCGCCGCCGGGTTTGCCAATATCAACCGGGCGATGCCGGAAACAAAGGCGGAATTCCGCGCGATGGTCGAGGCGCTCGACATGACCAGCGCGGCGGGGCGCGAGGTGTTCGTGACCCTGATGGACATGGCGCCGGCGTTTGCCGAGGTGGCCGATGCCGCTGCGTCCATCGCCACGGATGCCGTGGACGCCGCAATGGACGCGCTCTCCCGCGCAGTCGGGGCCGAGCGCGACGCCATCACCGCCGCTTACGATCAGCAGTCCGATGAGATCAGGGCCAGCATTGATTTGGTCGGCGGCTCGGTCTCCAAACTGAAGTCGCTGTCCGCCGCCCTTGCATCCACGCTGAACGGGATGCGGCCGCAGGAATATGCGGCGCAGTACCGGGCGCAGGCGCAGGCTCAGGTCGGGGCCGCGCTGATGATTGCGCGGGCCGGCGGCCCGCTGCCAACCGCCGAGAGCCTGCAGGGCGCGCTGTCCACGCTGACGCAGGACGCACGCGGCCAGTTTGCCACCCGCACCGACTACCTGCGCGACCAGCTGCGGACGGCGGCCGAGTTGCGCGAGCTGTCGTGGATTGCCAACGACGCGCTGTCAGTGGACGAGCGGCAGCTGTCAACCCTGCAAGACCAGCTCGACCTGCTGCAACGCACCTATGACGGCGAGATGCTGCGGCTGGACGGCATCCTCGACAACGCGCAGGCGCAGGTGGACGCGCTCAACGGCATCGACACCAGCGTGATGTCGGTCGAGGCGGCGATTGTTGCGCTGGGGGCCGCGATCAACGCCGCGAAGTCGGGGTCAGCCGTAGCTGCCGCCTCCAGCGCCGCCAGCTACGTCAACAGCCCTGTGGTCAACGGTTCACACGCCGGCATCGGCGACTCAGGCTACCGGCTGGAGGGAAACACCCTGTATTTCCCCGGCGGCGGCTCGCATACAGTCGCCGGGTCTGCTGGCGCGCAGCTCCTGCTCGACACCTACGGCCTGGCATCCGGCGGGCTGAACGGCACGCTGGTTCGCACCCGCGCTGCCGGCGGCTACACCCCGCCAGGCTGGACCGTGGTGGGCGAGGAAGGCCCGGAGCTGGTTGATTTTGGAAGCCCGTCGCGGGTCTACACCGCCGCCGACACCCGCGGGATGATGGGCGGCAACAACACCGCCCTTCTGACCGAAATCAAGGCGCTGCGCGAGGAGGTTGTACTGCTGCGCGCCGAGACCCGCGCCACCGTCAGCAACACCGGCAAAACCGCCGCCCTGCTCGACCGCGCCATGCCGGACGGTGATGCCCTGGCAACAAGGGTCACCGCATGAAATTCATCAAGCCTACGCCCATAGCCGGGGCCGCGTTCGTCAGCAGCACTGTGCCGGAAACCGACCACGCCGAGTGGAGCGGGTTAGTCACCTATGCGCTCGGCGAAAGGCGCATCGACCTCACCACTCACCGCATTTACGAGTCGGTGCAGGCGAGCAACCTCAACCACGACCCCACCACCGACACGCTGTCCGAGTGGTGGCTGGACATCGGCCCCACCAACCGCTGGGCCATGTTCGACGCAATCGTGGGCACGGTGACCACGGCCGCCGCCGGCGCGGGGGATGCGGTGATCGAGGTCGCAATCCAGCCCGGCATTGTGGGCTCGCTGGCGCTGCTGGACATTAACGCCGCCACCGTGCGGGTGCAGATGGTGGACGGCGCGACAACGGTGTACGACCAGACCTACACCCTGGCCGACGCAGCGGGCGTGTTCGACGGCTACAGCTACTTCTTCGAGCCGATCGTGCGCCAGACCGCGCTCATCGTCGAAGACCTGCCCCCGTATTCCGCTGGCGTCATCACCGTGACGCTGACCGAGCCGACCACTGCCGAGTGCGGCACCCTCGTCGTGGGCAACACGGTCCACCTGGGAGATACCCACTACGGCGCGAACGTGTCCATCGTCGATTATTCGCGCAAAGGCGCGGACGATTTCGGCATGGTTTCCGTGATCGAGCGGGCCTACTCCAAGCGCATCGAGTCCGAATGCCTGATCGACAACGCCCGCATGGACTACATCACCCGCGCCCTGGCCCAGGTCCGCGCCACCCCCTGCGTGTGGGTGTTCGACAACGGGCTGGGCTATGACTCGCTCATCGCCTACGGCTACTACCGCGACTGGCGGGTTGGCATCCGCTACCCGGCGTACTCACTCGTAAACATGACCATCGAAGGGCTTACATGACCACCATCACCCCACTGTCCACCCCGCCGAACCGAAGCGACCCCGCCACTTTCTCCGCGCGCACCGATACGCTGCTGGGCGAGCTGCCTGCTTTCGTCACCCAGACAAACGCCGTCGCGGGCGAGGTCAACGCCGCTGCCGTCACCGCCACCACGCAGGCGGGGCTTGCCACGACCAACGGCGCGGCACAGGTTGCGCTGGCCGAAGGCGCGGCGGCCGCCGCAGCGCAGTCGGCGATGGACGCCACCAGCAACGGCGCGGCACAGGTTGCGCTGGCCGAAGGCGAGGTGGCCGCCGCAGCGCAGTCGGCGATGGACGCCACCAGCAACGGCGCGGCGCAGGTTGCGCTCGCCGCCCAGCAGGTCGCGCTAGCCGCAGCCCAGGCAGCCGCTAGCGCCGCCTCCGCCAACATCGCCGCCGCGTCCGCCAACTTTAAAGGCGCGTGGGCGAGCCTGACCGGCGCGCTCGCCATGCCCGCGTCGACACGGTACGGCAACACCTACTGGCTGCTGCTGGCCGATTTGGCGGATGTTGCCACCGCTGAACCGGGCGTCTCGGGTAGCTGGGCGCGAATCGAGACCGCCGCCGCCGCCCTCTCCGGCGACACCACCGTCTACGTCACGCAGGAAAAAACCTACACCATCACCAACTACAACTCGTTCAGCACCTACGCGGTTGCCGCCGTGCTGGGCAGCGCCAGCATCACCGGCGACACCATCACCTATACCGCACCGGGCGCATCGGGCGCCGAAACGCTGACCGTTACCGTTGATGGCGAGAATGTAGTCTTTTCGCTCACCATCCTGCCAGCAGGCATCGCGGCCCCCACCATCACATCACCGGCCAGCGGCGCGACGGGCGTTACCGAAACCACCACAATCACCACCAGCGCCTTTTCCTGGATTGGCGAGTCCGACACCCACCTCAACAGCGACTGGGAACTTTGGACTGGCCCCAACCGCACCGGCACGCTGATCGCGTCGAGCTATGCGGATGCGGACAACCTCACGTCATGGCCCGTCGCCGCTGGCGTGATGTCGGTCAACACCACGTATTACCCCGCCGTGCTGCATCGCGGCACCACGCTCGGGGGCAGTGCGTGGGGCGTGTCGAGCTTCACCACGGCCGCCACATTCAACAGCTGGATCGCCACCCCTGCCGCCACCCCCGCCGCGTTTGGCGATCCGTTCGAGGGCGGCTTTTACGCTGGGCTGTTCTGGGATCAGATTGCGCAGTCGGCGGATAGCAAGGCGCTTGGCACCGGCACGCAGACCTTCACCGTGCCGGACATGACCAGCGCAGCGATTGTCTACGAAGGCCAGTCGCTGGAAGTGCGCAGCCGCGCCAATCCGGCCAACAAGTTCGTCGGCACCGTCACCGGCGCAATCGGCACGACGCTCACGCTCAACGTCAGCAGCATCGGCGGCAGCGGTACATTCAGCGACTGGTCGGTGATGGCGCGTTTCCGCTCAATAGACGCGCCGAAAGCGTCCGGCGAGCACGCCGACATTGCGCTCAAAAACGCGGCCACGGAATTTCCTACGGGCTGCCAAAGCCTGGTGAACGGCTGGGCCGCGACCGAGGCCATGCGGCTCGCGGGCGACTCGACAGAGTACCCCGCCGCGCACTGGGCCAGAAGCCTGAGCATCGGCGGCCATGCGGACTGGTATATCCCGGCGCGCGACGAGCTTGAGCTGCGCTGGCGCAACCTCAAACCCGTCATCGACGACAACTACGCGACGGCAGATCGCGCCGCTGCGCAGTCGTTCGATTACAAGCGCGACGGCGCGTATGGCGACACCGCCAACACTCACGGCACGAACAACAACTCATCGCCCACCGGACCGGCCAACACCAGCAGCGTGCCGGGGCGGACTGCAGCCACGACCTTCCGCACCGGCGGCGCGGAGGCTTACACGTATGGATCGAGCCACTACTGGTCGAGCACGGAATACAGAGCCGCCGACGCGTGGCGCCAGTCCTGGGATTCGCTCACCCCTGGCTACCAGCGCGGCTTCGGCAAGGCGAGTAGGCTCCGTGTGCGGGCCGTCCGGCGATCAATTCTTTAACCCTTTAACCCCTTCCTCCCTCGAAGCGGGAGGGGATAAATAAAAATGGCTCAATATCAGCATCTACCCATCTACAAAGCGACCTACGAACTGCTTGGCAAGATCACGGCGGCAACGGCGGGGTTCTCGAAGTCTTACAAATACAGCCCTGGCGACAAGCTGCGGTCGGAGGTCGTGGAGATGGTGGTGTTCATCTTCAAGGCCAATTCGAGCCGCACCGAGAGAGCGCACCACGCCGGACTTTGCCGCGCTCGCGCATCGGTGAACGACGTTCGCCAAGCCGCGCACAGCTACTTTGGCATTTTCAACCACGCCAACGCCTGGAAATTGCAGGGGCGCCTGGCAGCCGGGCTGCACAAGGCCGGCTATGGCTCCGCTGTTCCATCCCACCTTCAAGACGCGAGGTTTCCACGATGAAATACCTGAAATTCACCTATGTCGATGCCGTGACCGGGGTATCCGTGCTGGAGGCCCCTGCTGCCAATGGGCCGAAATTCCCGCCTGTTGAGGGGCTTGAGTTTGTATGGGCGCGGGAAAGCCATTACCCGACCAACACCCCGGAATTTTTCGGAACGTGCCCGGACGCCTCGTTCGTGCTTGTGCCGGGCGTGATCGATGTGCTCACGCAATCTGATTACGATGGGATGCACGCGGCAGAGATGGAGTTGAGGGCGCAGAGGCTGCAGGCCGACGCCGTGGCGGCAACACAGAAACGCCTCGACGACTTCGCCGCCACCCGCAACTACGACGGCATTCTCTCGGCCTGCACCTATGCCACCAGCACGATTCCGAAGTTCGCCGCCGATGGTCAGTACGCAGTCGGGGCGCGGGATAACACCTGGGCCACGCTGTACGCGATCATGGACGGGGTCGAAGCAGGCACCCGCCCGATGCCTGCCGGGTATGCCGACATCGAGCCAGATCTGCCGGTGCTGGTTTGGCCGTGATGCGGATGGGGCGCGTGTTACACAATGACCATTCGTGTCATCATGCAATATCGCATGCAAATTGATTTATCTCACCGATGGGGCAGATTTATCGCGCGGCGCCTCACCCAGCCCGAGATGCTTTCGGGGGCGACGTACAGCACGGCAATAGCGGCAAACTGGTAACCGAGGAAATAGCCCACGTCACGGCGAACGCCCTGCCAGTCCGGCTGAT